CCTACTTTTCGGGTAGGCTACGCCTACCCAAAAGTAAGAAGCAAAAGGGGGGTTTCACTGGGGGCTTCGCCCCCAATGAGGGAGTTCGTAGGAATATTGAACCTATCTATATAGAATCTCTCTGAAATAAACAGAGTGCAATGAAATAAAACAGTTTAAAAAGTAACAAACAAAAGGGTATATAAACACGCCATACATGAATACTCCCACAATATGTTTGAATATGATTGTAAAGAACGAGTCACGTGTTATCGAACGGTTATTGAATTCTGTAGTCAGTCTCATTGACACGTACTGTATAGAAGACACCGGTTCAACCGACAATACTATTGAGCTAATCACGCAATTCTTCAAAGAAAGGGGAATCCAAGGTAAAATCGTCGAAGAACCTTTTCGTAATTTTGCCTATAATCGTACTCACGCATTCCGCGCGGCAGAAGGAATGGCCGACTATCTTCTCCTACTCGACGCAGATATGATATTTACCCATACCCTCTATCCCGCCGAAATCCGCAGCCGTCTCAAATACCACGAAGCATTCTACGTATTTCAAGGGTCACCCAGTTACAACTACAAGAACGTCCGGTTTGCAAAGAATAATCCAGAGTCCAAATATATTACCCCCACCCACGAATACTTCTCCCCCCCAGCTGGTTCCACCTACGGTACATTCGACAAAACGGAGGTGTTTATCGATGATAGGGGGGACGGAGGCAGTAAAGACAATAAGACTGCCCGTGACATACAACTCTTAACGGATGAACTGGCGGTCATCGGTGAAAAAGGGGAGGGTGCCGACAGGTGCTATTTTTATCTAGCCAACTCTTACCGTGACAGTGGAAATGTCGAAAAAGCATTAGAATTTTACAAAAAACGCATCCAAGTCGGTGGGTGGGTCGAGGAAGTATGGCACAGTTTATACGAAATAGGGAATCTTTATAAAAAACAGGGGAAAACGGAAGAGGCAATATTCTATTGGATGGAAGCCTTCGAAAGACAGCCACTCCGTATCGAGAATCTATATAAAATAATAGAATACTACCGACAAAAATCGTCTTATAAAACTGCCCAGTTTTTCTGGAAACTGGCGGACAAGATTCGAACCGACCATACCAATTGGGGGGACTTCCTTTTTCTTCACAGCGATGTATATGAGTATTTATTGGACTACGAGAAATCCCTATTTGGCTATTACACGGGCGATGACTACGGAGAACTCGGTAAGTCGATTATGAAGGTTATATCTCATCCTTCTGTAGCAAGTTACATATTCGATAACTGTATGAAAAACTATAAATTCTATTCCCCCACCCTAGTTGATTTTTGCAAGGGGCATTCTTCTCAACGAGGTTTTGACAACCCGTGTAACTATAATCTATTAATGTCAATTGGCAAAGAATTGATGAAGAATGAAATCGAAAATGAGGGATTCAGCTCGAGTAGCCCGTCGGTGGCGCTCATGGACGACCATACATTAGTAGTATGTGTTAGATATGTGAATTACAAGATTGGAGATAGAGGGGAGTATATCAACCAGTCCAATATTACAACTAAGAATGTCTTCGCCGTGATAGACATATCAAAAGAAGATTGGACAATGAAAAAGGAGGAAAAGATACTCTCTTATGATACGACAATGGATAATATATATGTCGGCCTAGAAGATGTCCGTATCTTCCCGTATTTTTCACGTGTATTGTCGAGTTCTGAAAAAGTCCTTTTATATAATGCAAATAGAGGGCTCAGTTATAACCATATTGCGATTGAACACGGAACAATCGATTTGGAGGAGATGAGAGTTAATTCGGAGGAGAGTGGTATTTTAAAGATGGGCAATATCTTTGGCGGAGTGGCTGAAAAACAGAATAAAATCGAAAAGAACTGGGTGTTGTTCCAGGACGGGTACGGATTAAGATGCATTTATGGATGGAGCCCGTTAGTGGTAGGCAAGATAACCTCCGATTTTATCTTTGAACCCATTTCGGCGGCCACCCAAATCAACGAAGGGAAACTGCCCAAATTTTTCGAAAGAGTGAGGGGGAGTACGAACGGGGTAAACATCCCAAACACGAATGAGGTTTGGTTTCTTTGTCATTTAGTGAGTTATGAAGATGGTAGGCGGTATTATTACCATATTTTCATAGTATTAGACAAGACAACTTATCGAGTTGTTAAATACACTCGTTTATTCACTTTTTCGAAAGAGAAGGTGGAGTACTCGACGGGATTTATATATATGCATCGTACGAACGAGTTTTTGATTGGGTTTAGTAAAATGGACAAAATGAGCGACTATATGACTGTATATAAAGAAAAAATAGACCAACTATTTCTATAGGAAGTTTACAAAGACACACTCCCACCACCGCACACACCCGCAATATTCCTACGAGCTCCTTTTATTCGCTCTCCGCAATATCACTACGAGCTCCCTTCGGTCGCTCTCCGTAATATAAAAGAAATCCTACGTCGTGGCCTTCGGCCACTCCTCCGGATTTTTCAATATAAAAGTATTCCTACGAGCTCCCTTCAGTCGTTCCCCCGGAATATAAAAGATTCATATTTTATCGAACAAAATAAAATACGAAACCTTTATAGGGAATATTTCAACGAGCTCCTCTATTGGGGGGGGGAGAGAAGCCCCCAGGAAATCCTACGAGCTCCTTTTATTCGCTCTCCGCAATATAAAAGAAACCCTACGTAGTGGCATTAGGCCACTCCTCCGGATTTTTCAATCTTCAAGGGTGTAAATATAAATAATATACATATATTTCAAATGTCCGGCGGTATTTTTCCAAACCACCCGTTTTCATTCAATATAAAATGTGTTATATTTACTATTGTAATCGCCGGCGGTTATTGGTTTTTACCTCGTAAAAACTGGCTCATATTATTATTTTTACTGTGGTTACCCTACGTTGCTTTAGCATGGTATGATTATTCTTATGACTGTAAAGATAAAATGCAACCAACAGTGTTTCCGTTTGGAAGATGGATTTTCTTACCGTTCAAACCGCAAGGATACAAAGACGAATTCAATAAACTGCCGCCGGAAAAGATTCATACAATGGATTATATCGACCATTTGACCGTTTGGACTATATTGGTGGGGGGGGTGGCGGTAGTTGGATGGTGGGGGTTAAAGAACGGATTAAAACTCACATGAAGGAGTTCGTATGAGTTTTTTTATATTTTAGATAGTAGCTGCAATGAGCTCGTAGCAATATTCCTACGAACTCCCTGCGGTCGTTCTCCGGAATATAAAAGAAATCCTACGAGCTCCTTTCAGTCGCTCTCCGGATTTTTCAATATTCACTGTATAAAAGTATACTGTTTATAATAATATCTTAACGTAAATGGGAAAGAAGTCGCGGTCAGTATCCAAAAAACAACGTCCGTTTGTTAGTGTATGTACTCCCACTTTCAATCGGCGACCTTTTATTCCTATTGCATTTGAAATATTCAAAAACCAAGATTATCCACACGACCGATTAGAATGGATTATTGTCGATGACGGCACCGACCCTATCACCGACTTGGTCGAATCCTCTAATATCCCACAAATCAAATATCACCGCGTGAAAGAAAAGATGTCACTTGGGAAAAAGCGCAACTACATGCATTCTCTCATAAGTCCAAAAAGTGAATATATCATTTACTTCGATGACGATGACTGGTATCCTCATGACCGAATCAGTCATTCTATAGAAATGTTGGAGAAAAATCCCACCTGTTTGGTAGCGGGTTCTAGTGAACTATACTGCTATTTCAAGGCTCTTACCCAGAACGACTCCGCGAAACTATTTCAATTCGGCCCTTACTCACCGAACCATTCCACCGCAGGGACATTTTGTTTTCATAGAAAGTTGTTGAATATCACAAAATACGACGACTCGAGAGAATTGGCGGAAGAAAAGAGTTTTCTTAAAGATTATAGTATTCCTCTTTGTCAACTTGACCCACTGAAAACAATATTGGTTTTTAGTCATTCACATAACACGTTTGACAAACGTAATCTATTGAAAAATGGGTGTTCGCCGGTACTAAAAGAAAGCGAAAAGTCAGTAGAGTTGTTTTTTCGGAAGGACCACCCGACCGACCAACGAATCAAACGGTTTTTTATGGAAGAAGTCGACGAACTTTTGGCGAAATACGATTTTGGTGAACCTAAACACAAACCAAATGTCATTCGACAGATAGAAGAATTACGGGTGAAAAGGGAAGAGGAAATGGCTAGGATGAATATGTTGCAACCGCAAAATGAGGGCGCACAACAGTTAATGATTCAAACTCCTGGTGAATCGCCTCGGCCTCTTTCAATAATGGAAATACAACATATATTAAAATCACAAACCATTCAAATTCAATATTTAACTAAGCATATTGAAGGGTTGGAGAAGCAGATGGATATTTTGTACACGAAAATATTGAAAAATCCGTAGGAGTTGCAGAAGGCCACGACGTAGAATTTCTTTTATATTCAGGAGAGCGACGGAATCATACTTTTCGGGTAGACTAGGCCTACCCAAAAGTAAGAAGCAAAAGTCCTACTTTTCGGCTAGGCTATGCCTAGCCAAAAGTAAGAAGCAAAAGGGGTTTCACTGGGGGCTTTGCCCCCAATGGGGGTTTCACTGGGGGCGAAGCCCCCAATGGAGGACCTCATATGAATATTCCTACGAACTCCCTGCGGTCGTTCTCCGGAATATAAAAGAAATCCTACGAGCTCCTTTCAGTCGCTCTCCGGATTTTTCAATAAGATTTTTGGTCGCTATATGGACGTTTTCATTCATCATACACACCCAAATCATCCACATCTTCATCATTTTCGTCCATATCATTCGATAATTCTCCTAATATTTTAACATTTTTATCCAAAAATCGATACATCCGTTTTACATCCAATTTGCTTATATTAAGTGTCTCAAACAATTCCATTACCTGGTTCAGTTTGTCTGTCTGGTTGTAAAAGTTTTTCCCGTGAAGTAGCCTCAATTCTTGAAAGAAAGCCTTCATGTCGCGTTTGTCCATATTCAACTCCTGACAGAAGTTATATATGAATAATTGGTTGTTGTATTCCGTAGAATATTTAGTGAGGACTTTCGTAAAACGGACTTCCTCGGGGTCAAATTTACCGCAACTTCGCGGGAATATTTGGTGATATAAATAATTATTATAGAACGTCTTTATCAAAGAACTCATTTCATTAAATACCCATATTTGGTTTTGGAAAGTAATACGGTCTATGTAATCCGCGTAGCATATATTATCCATCGTTTTCATATAAAAATCGCACATCATATCTATATTAATAAATCCGGGAATCGACCGAATACTACTTTTCGGGTAGGCTGCTCCTACCCGAAGGTAAGAAGCAGAAGAGGGTGGGTCACCGGGGGCTTCGCCCCCAATGAGAGAGATTGCAGGATTTCTTTTATATTCCGGAGGAGTGGTCGAAGACCACGACGTAGGAATATTGTTATTTGAAGGTGGATATTTCATGATACTATCAGGTCCTTTCAGTCGCTCTTCTGGTTTTTTAATATCTCTACGAGCTCCCTTCGGTCGCTCTTCGCAATATAAAAGAAATCCCACGTCGTGGCCTTCGGCCACTCCTCCGGATTTTTCAATTCTCTCTCGTTCCGGTAGGATATATCCTTCTGAATGTGATATATGTACCATTTCTTCCGGAGATATACTCCGTATTTCTACTATTTGTTCTTTTAAATCTATATCGGATGAGTTGGTAGGTGTAGTTCCATTAATATCTATCAGTATGGGCTCTTTAGTATGAGATTTACTGGTTTTTGTTTTGTTCATTTTTGGTTCCTTCGTTTTTGGTTCCTTCGTTTTTGGCTCCTTTGTCTTTGGCTCCTTTGTCTTTGGCTCCTTTGTCTTTGATTTCTTTGCCTTTGGTTCTTTACATTCAAGAGGATTGTAAATATCATCGATAATACTATCGACTATGACCCTATCGACTATAACACTATCGACTATGACACTATCTTTGGGAGCTCCCTTCGGTCGCTCTTCGTCGGAATCTACGCATATATCAAATATTCCGGGAAGCGGCTGAAGGGAGATTGAAAAATCAGGAGGAGTGGTCGAAGACCACAACGTAGGAATATTAATATCTCTGTAAATTTTATCGTCTTCTTTACAATCACTTACTATATGAGCTCCCTTCGAACGCTCGTCAGAACATAACAGAAATCCTGCGTCGTGGTCTTTGACCACTCCTCCTGTGCCTCCAATATTTTCTTTAAAGGAATCTTTGTATTTGCCCATGAGAGCATCAATAATATTTTCATGATATAACAAACTGACAATCGTCCGGTCCGTCTCATTCATGAAGTCGGTGTGTTGTTCCAGTAAAATAGAACTATTTATCAAAGAATGAGTGATTTTTTTAGCGTCGTAGTTGTAAGACTTCATCATAAATATCGCCGTTAGTATTTCCTCATTCAATAATTCCGGGTTTTTCTTGTGTAGGTTAATAATGAAGTTCAACTTTACCAAGTCTCCTTGTACATAGTCCAATATCTTCATTTTTAAAGAATTTGAAATAGGTGTATGAATGGTCCTCTCTATAATCGTTTCAACTTGTTGTGTAGTAGGGTTATCGAGTTTGAAAACGTTGCATACTTTCATGAGTTCTTTGATTTTTTTATCAATATAGTAATTTCCAATGCAAATAATTGGATTAAGGGTGACGCTTTCACTCTTTTGTTTCTTGGTCTTCTTTTGCCGAATAAGTTTTATAAGAGATGTTATACCCCCTTTGTCCCCGTTATTCATTCCGTCAATTTCGTCCATGACAATCGCAATTTTTTTAATCGACCCGTTCATGAGATGGAGCACATTACGATTCGATATATTGTTACAAGTAATAGTATCAATGAGCGATTTATTACGAACGTCCCCCGCGTCGTATTTTATAATGTCATAATTCAAAGAATTGAGAAGTTCGATGACAAATCGGGTTTTACCACACCCGGGTGAACCGTAAATATATATCCCTTTTTTAAAATTAAGGGTTTTATGATTATGTTCAAATGAGTTGAGTATGTTCTTTATTTCATTATAAATACCATTCCTACCGAGAATCGTATTCATTTCCACGTTCATATTATTATTGTTACTAGTATTGTTATTCTGTATTTTTCCTCTGTTATGGTTATATTGGGGGGTATTTTGTACGAATTGATTTTCTTTGATTTTATTTATAGTGGAAGTGGGTAGAGAGGAGGGGCGTGTTAATATATTAAATAGTTCATTCATAATTAGTAAAATATAACTATATTGTTAAGAATAGTTATATTTATGTTTATGCTATCTGTATTTTTGCACATTACATAATATTCCTACGAGCTCCCTTCGGTCGCTCTACGCAATATAAAAGAAATCTTACGAACTCCTCCGAGGGGGCGAAGCCCCCAGTGAACCCCCCAATGGAGGAGTTCGTAGGAATATTGAAAAATACGGAAAACGACCGTAGGGAGTTTGTAGGATTTCTTTTATATTCCGGAGGAGTGGTCGAAGACCACGACATATGAATATTGAAAAATCAGGAGGAGTGGCCGAAGGCCATGACGTAGGATTTCTTTTA